TGGCTACAACTACGTCATCGTCGCCTTCAACAACCTGTTGGGTCGCAGCAATGGTGCTGGCCCGACTGGCATCAGCTGATAGGAGCAGGTAAATGGCTGTCAATCTTTCTGCCATCAAAGACCTTCTCCTTCCTGGTCTCCGGGGAATTGAAGGCAAGTACGAGATGATCCCATCTCAGTACGACAAGATCTTCACCAAGCACGACTCCAAGATGGCGCTTGAGCGCACGGCGGAAATGCGCTTCTTGGGTCTGGCGCAGCTGAAGACGGAAGGCGGTCAGACCTCCTTCGACAACGGCGCGGGTGAGCGCTATGTCTATAACCAGGAACACACTGAGATCGGCCTCGGCTATGCCATCACGCGCAAGGCCATCGACGACAATCTCTACAAGACCCAGTTCCACCCGTCGAATCTCGGCCTGATTGAATCTTTTCAGCAGACCAAGGAGATTTACGGCGCCAATGTCCTGAACACCGCGACGACTTATTCTGGCGCAGTGGCGGGCGACGGTGTGGCACTCTGCTCGACAGCGCATCCGATCGATGGCGGAACTGTCGCCAATACGCCGACCACGCAGGTCGATCTGAATGAAGCCACATTGCTGAATTCGATGATTGCGATCCGCACGAACTTCAAGGACCAAGCTGGTCTGAAAGTGTTCGCTCGTGGCCGCAAGCTCATCGTTCCGCCGCAGCTTGAGCCGGTCGCCATCCGCCTGACCAAAACGGAGCTGCGCCCCGGAACCGCCGACAACGACGTCAATGCCATCATGACGACTGCGGGCGGTCTGCCCGAAGGCTACATGGTGAATGACTTCTTGACTTCGGCGTATGCTTGGTTCTTGCTCACGAACATTGATGGTCTCTCCTACATGGAGCGCATCAAGTTCGAAACTGATATGCAGGTCGATTTCGTCACTGACAACCTGCTGGTCAAAGGCTACGAGCGCTACAGCTTCGGTTATTACAACTGGCGCTCGATCTACGGCTCGTTCCCCACCTCCTGAGGAGAAAGCACAATGGCAATCACTGCTTTTTCCGGTCCGCTTGTTGTATTCGGCCAGAATCCATATAGTGCCGAATACAATCCGGATCTTGGGACGTCGCTTTTCTGGGGCGGGATCGGCTTGCTCGATCCTCGCCCGATTTACACTTACCTGCCAGGCGAGGCTCAGGCTGAGCCCGATTTCGGCTGGCTCGGAACGGACGATATCACCACGCTCAGCATCGTTCCTTATACCAAGGCTGCTGGCGCGATTGTTGCTTCGGCCAATCCGACCTCGGCGACGCTTGCTCTCGTCAGCGCCAATTCGGCGACGACCGGCGTTTACATCACTCCGAGCATCACCCGTTCTGATACGGGCGTTGTCGATACAAATGGCGGCGCTGGCCTCGTGGCGCTCGACGCTTACACGTCGGCGACTGCGTCGTTCGCGAATGGTGTGATGACTGTCACTGCCAACAGCGCCATGCCGATCACTCCTGGCATGGTCGTTCTGACGGGCGGAACTGTCACTTCTGGCACATTGGCTGGCACCATTATCACTGGTCAGCTGACTGGTGGCACTGGCGGTCAGGGTGTCGCTGGTACGTATTCGACCAACAACAGCGCTCTTTCGGCCAACTCCGGAACCGTCACACTGGCGTTGCCGAATCCTTTCGCCTGCGCTATTCCGCTCGGCCCTACGCCCAGCATTTATCTTTGGAATGCTCAGGCGCTCATCGGCCGCGCGGTTGCAGTGACGGCAGCCTCCGGAGCCACCTACGCGACCGCTACGGTTTCCGGCTACGATATCTATGGCTATCCGATGGTCGAGGCGATCACCCTCACTGCCGGCTCGCAGGTTTCTGGCAAAAAGGCTTTCAAATACATCAAGTCAGTTGTTTTGTCGGGTGGCACTGCTGACACAACGCATGCCTATTCGGTCGACACAACGGATGTTTTTGGCCTGCCACTGCGATCCGACAATTTCGCTGACATCTCGGTCAACTACGCGACTTCTCTGACTGCTGTCACAGGCATCACCGCTGCGACCAACTACCTTCCGAGCGATCGGACGGTCGCCACTTCGACCACTGGTGATGTTCGCGGAACCTATGCTGCTTTCACCTCTGGGACTGGCGCAAACAAGCTCGTCATTCACCAGTCGCCGCAGGCCTACAACATTTCGACGATCACCGGCCTCTTCGGTGTTACGCAATACGCCAACTTCTAGGAGCAGGCATCATGAAGGGTCACAAAGCTCACCATCACACCGCTCAGAAGATTGAGCACCACATCGCCAAGCACCGCAAGGCCGGTGGCAAGGCAGAATCGCCCATGCGCGGCAAGGACGAGGAAGAAGAGGACCTCAAGGAAAAGCCCGAGGCTCGCACCAACGCCAAGAAAATCGATTCTGAGGCTGAGGAGCGCAAGGAAGGCGGCAAGGTCGAAGGCAAGAAGGCCAAACACCACGCCGGCAAGAAAATGCGCAAGGCGGGTGGAATGGTTGAGTCCAGCCCATTCTCGCACGCTGAGCATGGCACTCCGGCCAAGGGCCGGAAATTCGAGCGACAGACGATGGGTCGCGATTGATTCGTCGGCGCTGGACATGTCCAGCGCCATCTAGCGATGCAGGGAAGCAGGCTATGACGCCTATTGTCGTTTCTGTTGGCCCTCTTGCTTCTGCAGCAGCCAACAATATCGCTCTTTCGCAAACGCCGACTGTTGGTGCGTTGACGCTCAATGGTGCGTTGGCGACGGGCGGCATCGCGACGCTCGATGTGCCGCGACGCGTGCTCATCACCACGACTGGCAACGAGAGTTCGCGCACTTTTACGATCACAGGAACAGACTGGGCCAACAGCCCGATTTCTGAAACGATCACTGGACCGAATGCGACGACCGGCCAGTCGGTGCTTGATTACAAAACGGTCACATCGATAACCATCTCTGGCAATGCAGCGAATGCTCTGACTGTCGGAACTTCGGGCGTCGCATCAAGCCCTTGGGTGCGTTTCAACGATTTCGCTCCGAGCAACATTGCATTTCAGTGCACTGTCACTGGCACTGTCAATTACACTGTCCAGACCTCGATGGACGACCCGAACAAGGCAGTCAACTCTGTTGCGCCTGCGCTAATGACTTGGGTCAGCTCTTCAGACACCAATGTCGTCGCTGCGACAACGACACAGCAGAGCAATTTCCTTTTTCAGCCAATTTTCGCTCGCATTACGCTCAACAGCGGAACTGGCTCGGTCGTCAGCACGTTTTTGCAGAGCAGCAATGGGCCGCGATAAATGGCAGGGCTCTCTAACGGGAACGGCACAAGCGTCGGCCTGGAGCTCACTCCTGTGTCGGGAATGTCGCTGGGAAACGAGCTGACGTTTCTCGGTTTCGCGGTTAAACCTTCTGTCACATTAGATTTTACGACAAGTTTTAGCACATCAAGCGCTTCGCTTTCTCGCACTGGCAATGCTAGAATGTTCGACAGCACTGGGACGATGACTTTTGCTCCAAACAATCTTCTTTTAAACAGCGCGACCCTTTCGACGCAAAACATTACGACAGTCGCCGGAAATTACATCATATCGATGTACGGAACTGGTTCAATAACTCTTTCCGGAACTTCTTCTGGAACGATCACCGGAACCGGCGCAAATAATCAAGTCTATCTAAAAATAACTGCAATTGCAGGAACATTGACACTTACCGTTTCTGGTTCTGTCACCTTTGCGGTCGCAGCTCAGGTGACATATGAAACGACCCCTCGCTCTGGCGATCAGGTAATAACAACAGGATCTGCCTATTATGGCCCAAGGCTTGATTACAACCCGAGCACGCTTGTCGCTCTAGGGTTGCTGATTGAAGGAAGCGCTTCGAATTATATTCTTCAATCTCAAAATCTTGCATTAACATGGACGCAGCGCGGCGTAACGCTGACGACTGGCAATACAGGTCCGGATGGAATCACAGCACTTTCGCGAGTCACGCTCGGTGCAAGCGGCTCGCAAGATATTTTCCAATATCGATCAGCAGCGTTTCCTCCATCGTCAAGAATTGAGCCGTCATTTTGGATTTACAAAACATCGACAACAGGAACGATGCAGATCCAAAATGCTTACACAGGAGCAGCTGCAGGTCTTTGGTCTATAAATCTTGCGACGCTTCCGGCCGGGCTCGTTCGTGTGACTCGGAACACAACTGGTGTGACGGTTACGAACGAATTCACTTCCGATGCATCGGGGAACTGCGGAATTGGTTTTTATATGGCCTCTGGAACCGGGACAGTTGATATCGGTTTCGTAAATATGGAGAACAATTCATTCACGACTTCTTATATCCAGACATTTGCTGCAACAGTCACAAGAGCGGCAGACATCGCAGCAATAACGAGCGCGACAGCCCTAGCTGCTAAAGCGATTATCATTCAAGTCAATGGCCTTCCAGGTTCAAATGCTGATACGCTTATTGGCTTGAATGCAGGAATTGGCCTCGGCGCGACAGCTGCAAATGCATTGACAACAGCTTGGGGCGGCAGCCAAACAACAGGCACAACTGCCACATGGACAGGAACAAATCGAGCTGGCATCGCTTTTAACAATGGTCGTGTTTCAATTTCCCTCAATGGCAGCGCAGTAACAACTGCAGCCAACACGCCTGCTGCATTGGCCAATATATGGCTCGGAAATACAAACAATGGCGCAAGCGGATTTTTGAATGGCCATGTTTCGCAAGTCTATGCATATTCAACTCTTACTGATGCACAACTTGTTGCTCGAACACCTGTAGGAGCAGCGCCATGATTGAAGTTGTTTTTAATGCTCCGAATATGGCAGTTCTAATTTCTGCATCGACTGCTCTCGGCTTTTATGCTCCGGCTTCTGCCGATGGGTCAATTCCTGCGCGAATAATTTCAACTGGAGAGCCAGTCGGAGGAGGATCTTGGTTTTACAATTTCGTTGGCCCTATTTATCTACCAAATGGACAAACTGCAATTGATCCTCTTGGTAATTTGCAGCCTGTTTTGTCGACAGACGGGACACTTTGGGGTCGACTGAGGATGAATGGAGATTCTGCTCCTCTTTCTCAGATAATTTCTGCTTGCCGATCGTACGGAATAACAATATATGAATTGATTTTCCCTCAGATCGGATATCCGTATTGGTCTCCGGATGGAGGGGCTACGCATGCGCCTGATTTCGTTGCGAGTGTGGGGCTAATCGCTTGACTACTTCAGGAACATACAATTTCAATCCGTCGCTCGGCGAAGTGACGATTTATGCTCTCGGAATGTGCGGCATTCGAGGAACCGCAATTCTCCAAGAGCACATGGAAACTGCTCGCATGGCATCTAATATGATGCTCGGCAGATGGTCCTCGGACGGCGTCAATCTTTGGGCAGTCGATCTCCAGACAGTTCCGCTCGTGGCCGGTCAGGCGACTTACACTGTTCCGCCGAGCACTGTGGCGATGCTGGATGCTTATTTTACAGCAGGCGGAACGAACCGCGTTATGCTTCCGATAAGCAGAACAGAATACGCGAGCTACCCAAATCCAAATCAGACTGGAACACCGACAGTTTTCTGGTTTGATCGGCTTTTGTCTCCGACAGTTACCCTTTGGTATGTGCCGGACGGAAGTCAGACAAGTTTCAGTTATTATCGCGTAAGGCAGATCCAGGACAGCGAATTCTCGAACGGCCAGAGCGTCGAGATCCCATACTATTTTTGGGAGGCATTTGCATTCGGTCTTGCGGCGCGGCTGGCGATGACTTACGCAGTTCCGCGCGTGATGATGTTAAAATCGGCTGCAGATGAAGCCTACGGAATTGCCGCTCGCCAGAATGAGGAAAATGCATCAACATATATAACTCCGATGATTTCATCGTATTTCAGAGTGTGAGAGAAGGTTAATCATGGCCTACGCTTCACAATCCGGAAGAGCAAGAACGAGCCTGCGCAGCCCGCAAGCACACGCGATTTGCGATCGATGCAATTTCAGATTTAATCATGTTGATCTTCAATGGCAATACGATTTTGCAGGATCTGGCCTTATTAACAAACAGATCCTCGTTTGTCGACGTTGCCTTGACACTCCGCAAGAGCAACTGCGAGCGATCATTCTTTCTGCTGATCCTGTTCCGATCCTTAATCCTCGTACGCAAAATTTTGAAGAAGCAGAAACGAATTATCAGACAATCTCTCTGCCGCCTGTGACTGATGCGAAAACTGGCATTCCAATCCCCTCGACGACAAATCTGATCACTGAGGATGGAAAAAACATGACCATGCAGATCACAGGAACGCCGACTGGCATGGACTCAAATGCAGTAATGCCTCTTTATGGGGAAAATAATTTCAGAGTTCCTCTCAATCCTCTTTCGATCGTTTCAAATGGAGCGACGATTGTCAATGTAACATGCTCTTCTCCACACAACCTTTCGAATGACAGTCAAATTGCTGTTGAAGGGCTAAGCAATCCTTTTGCGGATGGAATCTGGTCGATAAACGTCAC